ATTTTTCTGTATCTTTCATCACGGCCAATGTTTTGTATAGAAAACGGTTTAAACCTACTAGCGTCTGTTAACTTACCGCTTAGTATCACGTCTGCCCCTTTTTCTTCTTTCGTTAGTTTTCTACCTATAAAATCTATACCAGCAGGTGTATCCATGATACCACCTTTTGGTCTGGGCTCTCGCTCCATTAATTCTTTTAATAGTTTTAATATTTCATCCATTAATAATACTCTCGTTTACGTTTAACGGTTTGGTCCTCTGTGTAGTCTTCTGGGTGTCCAATCAAACCGCCTTGTCTAAATCGCATGAGAGCCTGGGTCGTAGAGTCTACTAGGTCATCATGGTCGCCATATGGAAAGGCAGCGCATTCCTCTATGACCTCCTCAGCAAATTTTTGCTCAGGAGCCCATATCATACCAGATTCAAACAAAGGTGCAACAGCATTAACTCTAGCGTGCTTGTCGTTGCCTTTGCTAGGTGTAAAGTTCATGACCGGTATATCCATTTTTCTAAGCTCGTATGTAAGCGGCAGACCTGATGCTTTTGCCTCAACTATAACTGTTTCAGGTTTCCAATACTCGTATTGTTCAAGGGCCTTACGCCGTAGCTCTGGAAACTCGTATCTGCCTTTGATAGCATCGAGCAGTATAAGATTAGCTCCTTCATCCTCTGACGGATACCAAATACCCCACGTAGTAATAGCTGAATAATCTGCTGTTTCTTTTTTTGTAAACGCTGTATCGTAAGATTGTATCACGTGATACACCGGTGGCACTTCTTCTTTGGTATATTTTCGCCACCACTCACGTTTTAATATTGCACCTTCTTCACTAGTTGGTTGTTGCATCCACTGTGCGTTCCATTTAGCAACGGGTAGTGTTGCTTTTACTTTTTCTAATTCGTCTTGCTTCCAATACTCAGGCCATACTGGTCCATGGTCCATGAGCGCTGGAAATTCGACCACGTGCCATTGATCCGCTTTTACTTCGCTTTGGTTCTTAACCAGCATTCCTGTTAAATCTTTTGTTGACCATCTAGTCATAACCAACACAATCTTACCACCTGGTTGTAAACGCTGACGAGGACCTGATGTATACCACTCGTATGCTGACTCTAGTGCTTTACTTGACAATGCATCTTGTTCCGAGTGCGGGTCATCTATAATTAATAAATCTGCACCACGTCCTGTGATTGCACCACCTACACCAGCTGCAAAATATTCACCGCCCTGTGATGTCTCCCAACGTCCCGCTGCCTTTGAATCTTCTTGTAGAGTTGTTTTAAAAATTTTACCGTAGTCTTCTCTATCGATTAAGTTCTTTGCTTTACGACCGAATCTTATTGCAAGCTCTGCCGTGTGGGTTGCTTGAATGATCTTGAGCTTTGGTTCACGGCCCACCATCCATGCTGGTAGCAAGAA